CACGGTATTCTGTTAGTACAGTTTTAAATGCGTATATAATAGGAAGAAAACCTATTAAATAAGGATATATGCGTGTAAGGTATAGAAGGTAAAATGCGCATAAAGTTACTAAAGTTTACACTTATTGCCCCTTATTTGCCCCTTATTTATAAAAAGCCCGACATAAAGTCGGGGCAGTTCGAGAAATTTATCGAAATGACGCCAAGTATTTCATGACTATAGTATCACTTATCTATGGAAATCACAAATAAAAAAGAGCTATGAGATAACCTCGTAGCTCTTTGCCTATGATGGATAACTTAATTATACCAAATAAAAAAAGCCCCAGCAAGCGCTGAGGCTCGACCACTACTGCCATGGTATCCCTATTGCAGTGTGAGGGGAGGTGATATACTCCTTTTCGTTTTTTTAGTTTTCGTGGTCTGGTTTAATTACATATCTGTGCAATCATCCAAATACTGGTCTTCAACCCATTGAGCGCTGTCTGGGTGGTTGATTCGAGACCAGCCGTTTAGTTTCTCGTAAACACGGACTCTTGTGCCCGCTGGAAGGAACTCTTTATCTTGGCTATCGATGCGAGGACCAGCTTCAACGTAGTAGTCAGTGGTAAGAGTGCCTTCATAATAGGGTTTGTCCGACTTCTCTAAACGGGTATTAACATCTAATTCACGCTCAAATTCGTTTTGGGCTGGTGCTGGAAGAGGTGTTCCACTCTCACGGAATACGATTTCACGAGGGCGGCCATTGAGATCCCAAATATAATTATAATCATTTTCAGTCACACCGTCCATGCCATAGTTGCAATGGATAGCTGTGCTATCACTAGTCATAATCAATACGTGGCCAAATGCACCGAGCGAGCTTGAACCGTCACGAGGTGCCCAAATTACCACATCTCCACGCTGCCCATCGAATGTGCCGTCTACGGCATCGTAAATCTTCGCATAGCCAATTGCTGGTAGTGCTTGTTGAAGTGATTCTGTGTTGTTATTTAAGTTAATTTCGAGCGCATAGCTTACTGCTGATGAGCAGTCAAATTCAATGCGCCCATCTCCGTCAGCGTCGTTTCCGTAACGGTCACCCATGTCATAATGTACAGGGATTGATTGTAAGTGATACATGCGTGCAATACTTGATTCAATTTTACTCATTTATTTATTCTCCTTCGATTAGTCTTGCTTTGGTTCGTGGTAGCCCAGAGCTTGTTCGCTGTCTGCCACACCCTTAGTAGTTGGGTCAGTTACGATACCCAAGATTACCAAGATCACAACGAAAGTATTAACACCTTCTTGGATGTTGCTAGGGATATTAAGCCCGAACTGTTGCAGCATCAAAAAGATTGCTGAGATAAGAGCTACCAAAGTAGCTTTGTTTTGCAAACGTAGTTTAAAGTTAATCATTTTTCTTCTTCCTCCTCAATTAAGTTAAATTTATCTTTATCAATATTTTTTTTGACATATCTGTCGATGAATGGAATTTCCACCCCTAGGGCTGACAAACTAGCAAGGATGCTAGCACCGTAGGCTGACAACATAGCAAAAATAAACGCATCCATAGCACCACCTAAATTCATGTAAACCATGAATGGGTATGATACTGCTACGATAATTAACATAGCTGTGTGGCTGACCAACCCCTTTCGAAATCTACGGCTAGAAAACTCATGATAAGCCCATGCTCTGGATACTCCCAAAATAATGTCAGCTACGATAACTAACATAAGTAGGAACACCCAAAGATGTTCGTCTATGCCATGTTCGTAGAAATCTTTGACGACTTCAAAGACGCCAAAGATGCCGTCTGGTTTCTGCATCTATCACGCTCCTGTAGTAGTATCCGCCAAAATTTCGTCTTCAACTTTATAACGCAAGTCACGCAATGCACGTTCGTCTGTACGCATTTCTTGACGGTGTTTAGCATAGAGTTCAGCGTTAAGAAGATTTTCTTGGACGCTAGATACTGCATTTTCGTCAATGCTGATGTATGTCTGTTTAACCAGAACTGTTGCTCCTTCTTCTACGACATTAAATTCTGCATTGATTGTACGTTGTTTTGTAATTTTAAGTGACATGATTATTTTTCCTTTCTCAATTATCTTCAATTGTTGGGTACTCGTCTTCAGTTATGTAAGTGACCGTACCTGTGTAGACAGCATCTCCAAAACTTGGGTTTGAAAAAAATATATTTCCATTAGATTCAAAATGCCACACTGCGCAGTCCTTGTGTTTGTTTAAATCGTTCTTGTTAGCAACCAAATGCGTTTGCACACGAGGCTTGAATCCATTTGGAACTTTCTCGCCCAAATCCTTGTACTCACCTTCGACGACAGAATAGGTGCCTCTGATTAAACTTAAGGTTACTACGTCCCCTTTCCGAACCACATTAGCTTTGACACCATATCCTATCGGGATTTCTTTTTTAACAACGGGTTGGTTGGTTTGCACAAACTCAACCCAATTTCCAACTGTGTCCTGCGTTAGAGTGCGTTTGAAGAACCTACCAGAACTCGTTGTCAGTGATTGATGAATACCTCCCAAACCTTCTATTATTTCTAAGAACCCTACTTGTTCTGTAGGTTTAGGCTTGTTGATAGGATAGTTCTTCATCGTGCTCATTACCGAGAAGAAACCTGTTGTTCTGTAATCATCAAGGTTCGTGTTGTTGTATTCGATAATCGCAGCACCTTGAACTTCTGTAAGCTTGTGATGCTGAATTGTTTTCGAGCCCGAATAAATCAATCCATTGACATCAAGCGCCCCGTTTTCACGGTATTTACCAATACCAACGCCTTGTTGATCATAGGTCATGATAGTTTTATCGGTCGGCACTGTAGCTTGAAATTCCGAGGGCGAAAATCTATCCTCTAGTTTGCCTGTGACTATGAATGAGGTATCTGCGGGATATTCTTTGCCCAAATTAGCATTAGATGCCTTAAATTCAGAAATGCTTGACCATTCACCACCAGCTTGCCCATTATCTGCTACAGCATTGCTCGTTCCAACTTTTGTTGTTGTAAAAGTCAGCTTCATGGTATTTTTTTGAACGCCATTCACACTTAGTGGCGCTATTTTAGCAAATCTCTTGATGGTTAGCGTGTCTGACTTCGAGCCACTTCTGGAAACTTCAAATTTCAGCATTGGGCTGAAATAGAATAGAAATGTTATTTTTACCTCTTTCCAATCAGACCAAATCCCACGAGAGTCTTGAACTCTCCCTCTCAATGTCATTTGAGTGTCTTTGTTTACAGCAACCTCCCGGAATACCCCGCCATTCGTAGATACAGAATTACTGGCACCAACGATTTCAGCGTAGTACCCAGCTATTGTAGCTCCGTTTTTTGCCTGCGTTCCGTTGAAGACAACTTTCACAAGCGACATGATGGACACAAAATGTGTTGGCTCTGGAATTATCCTTTGAGTCGTTGGATTTGTATCTGTCAAAGTAAATCCAGTGAATGAAGGTTTCATGTTGTTTGTAACAACGCTTGCTGTTAGTGTTGTTGACTGCGTCTGAATCAATTTGCCGTCTACATAAGTATCGACATATATAGTGCCTCGGCCAGTTGTTGCATCCGGTATGTCGTTTGCAAAATCCGCTGGGATTGTCCACTTAAACGATGTCCCAACATTATCAGCAATTTTGCCTTGCTTGTTACCCCAAAAATAGCGCAGTGTGTGCGTAGCGCCAGCTATTTTCCTGTCGATAGTGATATCTACTTGATTGCCAATGAATCCCTCTGGAACGCTCACCGAACTCCCTCTTGGGATAGTTGTCAGTGTTATGTCTTGATTACCAATATCTAGATTTCCAGGGCCGTATCCACCCGATCCGTTGAAATGCGCACGCACACCGAAGGCACCAGACCCATCGTCAGCATGGCGGACAGTAATTGTGCGGTCAATCAACTGTATTTCTGAGTTTCGGTTAAGCATCGCTGGGCTACCAGAGTAGTCAATTCGTTGCCCAAAACCATCGACGTAACCAGAACATTGATAGCTTGCAAATGTCCACCCTTGATTCAGCAATGCTAATCGAATACGGACATCACTTGTATTGGTTTGGATATTCTGTCCAACTTGGTCAATCCACAGCCTAATGCGATATCCACGGTCATTATTTGACCAAAATTCTACCATGATTAACTACCTCCCACGTATCTAATGACATTCCTGTCAGGATTGATGAAATCTTGTTCCTCTCGGTAGCGACCAATCTGAATAGTTTTAGAGAAAATACCATTTTCAATGTGAATCACACCTTGCGAAATATACATTACTTCATTACCAGCTGAGAACATCGAAATCCGACCGCTTGGGCTGAATAGCATAGAACTAGAGTTGTCTGTTTTACCGATAACAAGCCCTTCGTTTGAAGATGCCATGTAACTGTCAATGAAGTTCCAACGCTCTGACATATCATTCAAGTTATTCTCAAGTTTTGCAACACGGGCACTGGCATCCGCAAGATTCTTTTCAGCTTGTGCTCGGTTGGCGTTATTTGCATTCACGAAATCTTGGTAGGCTTTCACCCATTGGTTGAGCGTATCGAGGGAGGCTTTAGCCTCAAGCTCGGCTTGTACCACTGAATTAACTTCGTTGAGCTTATTGAGCTGTGCTTGTGTCAAAACTTGGTCGGCTTTGGAATCGATGTCATCCTGTACATCTTCAATCGCAGGGGTCCAGTCCGTTTTGACTGTTCCTTTTTCGATTTTTACTTCCCAAACAGATTTGCTAGCCGTTTTGTGATATGTATTGACCCGTAGATGATAATTTCCTGTCGGTTTATTCCAAGTAACTAGCGTTCCTGTAGTTCCAGTCTTCAAATCGGATACAATCTGATAATTTTGGTATTTATCATCAATCAACCAAAGTGTCACATTATCGCTTTCGATATTTGGGTTGTGCAAAGCAGTAAAATTACCGTCTGATTTCGCGCTAATAAGATATTTTTGATTTTGCTCTAAGAAGACAGAAGTTTCGGTTTTGTATAAAACATTATTATCAAAATTCGTTGGTTTTCTGTCGGGTTTAAAAGGCCCTTTCGAACCTTTTAAGAGATTCCGACCACCAACTGACACGCTACCAGCCGTGTCATTCCACGAATAGTCGGCTGGATTAGTGCTATTTGCTTTATCGAAGTTAGTACATACACCCAGATAACGCTTAGTGCCGTCTTGTGTCAAACTGAAACCAGTTCGGCCATCGCCACTATCCGCATAAGCAAAATGGATATAGGGTGTTCGTCCGTCTGCTCCAGCTTTACCTGGAACACCATCACGCCCATCACTACCTTTCCATTTACTCCACCGGTAATCTTGTGGGTTTCGGCTATTCGTAGTGCTGAAATCTTGGTACATACCGATAAAAGCCTTGTCAGTATCGGTCTGGCTAAAACCACTACCGGAGACCGTGTCAGCGTAGGCTATGTGGGTGTACTGGGTTTTACCGTCAGCACCCTTAACACCGGGTAGCCCTTGGTCCCCTTTGGGGCCTTGCAAGCCTTGAGGGCCTTGTGGTCCTGGGTCGCCTTTGTCTCCCTTAACACCATTTCGACCATCCGAGACATTTAAAAAAGTAACCTCTTCCGAAGCTACTTCTTTATTATCTACCCACGCTGAAACCGTTAAGGCTGTCGGTTGGGTAATCTGAGATGCTACCATGTCGTAGGTCATGCCCACATACTTAATAGCACCGTCGATTACGAAACGCCATGTAGCGTTAACGGTTTTATCACCTTGTTTCAAGACTGGTCGAACAGTCGAACGACCAACCCCGTTTTTAAATACTGTGCCGTTGGTAGTCGTGATCTCGACACGATATGGTAGAGATTTGGAAACAATCTCATCAATGCGTTGTTGCAAACTGCCAGACGGTTTATTGTCCAGCCTTCTGAAATTGGTAAACACAACTGAATTATTAAGTGACATGTCAAAACTGATTACCATTTCAGACACACGAGCTTCGAGGGCTAACCCACCTCTAAAATTATTATTAATAATCTTGACGGTGTCGCCTAAGTTAATATCCTTGTAGTTTTCAATGAAACTGGATTGGATATCGACGGTGTAGGTCATGAGTGGATAAGCATACTGTTTGATGGTACGCAAGGCGTAACCTTTCAAAGCATTGACATCTTTGTACTCGGTTTCAAAATCCTTACGTGTCCAGTTATCTGCATTACCTGGATTCATGGTAGATGGGTAGCGTTCCCTAGACAGCGGGGCGAATACTAAACTATTACCACGCCTAGAATAAAACTCTACTTGTCCTAGCTCGTTCTTTTCCTCAAACTCCACATCATTCAGATTGACACTGTCTTGCCCGATAAAATTACCAGCGTTGAAAAGTTGTGTTTTATCACTGGTGACTTGGACACCCTTTAACTCGTTTTGAAAATAAAGGACCACATCACCCCTAACTTTACCAATCCCGTGGTGGTTTTCGTCTGGTTGTTGATAGATGTCGATGATAAAACGTTTTAAAGTTCCATCTCGGTTTAATTCCGTTCGAAATGCCATTTCAGCATCAAACTTAGACATCAAACTTCGTAACTGTGCCAATCGTGTATCTTGTGCTTCAAACTCAACTTTTCGAGTTTTATCTGAGACTTCATTGACACCGATTTCCATATTCGCAAAACCAAGATAACCCATGTCGTTCAGATACCAAGCTAGTGTCTGTGCATTGTCACTCTTGTAAGGAATTGCCCCTTCTTGTGCTAATTCAAGATTGGTGTTGTTACACGTAACTTGAAAACTCGTATCATTTTCGATTAATTGCGATACATAAAAAACATGGTAAGTGTTATCGTAGTAAAACGAAACAAGCATATCATCATTGATGTATTTAACATCGTCATGTAGCTTCCCGTCTACAATTTTAGGAATTATGAAATCGAATGTACTAGTTGCGTATTCAAGATAAGTGTGCCATTGACTGTTTGAGTATGGCAACATGCCAGGAACGTTATTATTCAACGCGCACACTTTCCGCATGTTCTTGTCATGAATCCAAATTTGCATTAAACATAACGCTCCTTCCAAGTAATTTCAATAGTTGGGTCAGTTCTTACCCAACTTGATGTGTAGATGTCGATTTCAGTTTCACCAGTGCCAATGCTAAACGGCTCGGACAAGTAAGTTAGCTCATTAAGAGCAGGCAGATTATCAACGTAAGTTTTACCTTTAGCCATGTCTACTTCGAGAATAGAACCTTTACGGAAACGGTTAGGGATGTCTTCTTCCTTCTCTACGTGATGCTTTGCGTAAACAAAACTATCCAGATACAAGTGTGTGATCAACGGCCAATCTTTGATGCCGAAAATACCAATATGGATTTTAGCTGATTTTTTCCCTTTAATCTCTGGCACGGTGAACTTAGGATAAGACCCTTGCCAGTAAAATTGAAGAACATCATCAAAGCGTTGAACATCCGACCAACCTTGTGGTTCATTGAATGGGTTAGCAGTTGAAACGTGTGTCCCGTAGAAATGTTTTCTATCGAGGACTTTATAACCACCTTTGCCATCTCCTGCTAGGAAATTATAATGGCAGTCAAAACCATTAGTGTGTTTGTAAGTTTCTACACCGTAGAGAAATACACCGTTTGCGTCTGTTACAGATATTTTGATGAAACCGAATTGATTTGCAGCACCCAGCCACAATATTTGTCTCCACCAAAAATATTCATACAACGAGCCTTTTTGACCATTACTATCTGCCGGAATCTCCCATGTTAACGAACTACCTCGTAGGTATTTATCCCCACCACCAGTGTTTGTTAAGGCAATGTGTGGTCTGCCCCAATTGTTTTCGATAGCAAGAGTGCCATTGAGTGAGTGACTATCATCATTAAAACGCCCTTGATTTTTCGCACCAACCGCAAAACCGTTGGTGATCCAGTTATTAGAAACATAGTCGAACAGAATTTCAGATTGTTTAGCTGTACGGGTATTGGCTTCATTAGGGTTTCCAATCTCATAGCTTTCGCTAGAAGACTTCACAATCCCAACCCAGCCATTATCTGAGTTAAATTTCAGCTTAATATCTGGGTAAGTTTCAGCCGTACCAAAGTTCTTCAACGTAGCCTTGTAGTGACCAGTAGAGACTTTCTTAATACTGCCGTCCTTGGTTTCACCGTCGCTACTTACCAAGGCTTGTGCCTTGTTCTCACCGTAGCTTTTCGGAACATCGAATGTAACCGTTACCGTTGCAGTAATCGGTGCGGTGTTCTTATCTACGGTAAGCGACGCTTGACCGGACGGGATAGCTTCCCAAACCTTGTTAGGCTCATCGCCGAAAATCAATGGTTTCGGTTTGTCTACATTCAGATAGCCGCCTAGCGTTTCAGCGATGGTATTAAAGTAGTCATAGTTTCCTACCAAGGTAAACGACACTTGAATCTGCTTAACTGACAAGGTGCTATATAGGAATTGCTGACCGTAGCGTCTACGCCCTTGGTCTTGATAGTTGTTATTGAAGTTAGATGCCACGTTTTTAGTGACATCTACTGGAACGGTACGTCCTCGCCCTTCATTGAATAATTCGGTTAAGTTCTTACCGTCATAAGTTACTGACATTCCTATCAAATAATGCTACCTCCTAGCAACGCTTGTCTGCGTTCATAATCGTTTGTTGCTTTTGTCATAAACGGTGCTAGACCGTTTGACACGCTTCTACCGTCAATCACGTTTCTGATTTCAACTGGATTCATTCCATTGGTTACCAACTGACCAAGTAGGTCAATCATGACATCCAACTTGCTTTCTAGCACAGAAACACGCTCACGGTCTGAAGTGTTGTCGTGATTGCCTTGTGGGGCATCACCAGCAAAACGTGCCACTGCTTCAGTAAGTAGTTGCCACGCCCTACCACGTTTGGCGATATCCGTTGGAATGACATATTCTGGCATATCGCCTTCAGCTAATTCATAAACACCATTCTTGTGGACTAGACCACCGTTAGCATAGCCATAGGCTGCGACACGGTTAAAGGCCGCATCCGAAGTACCATAACGATGCTTGATGTAGTTGATTGCAGCAAGCAAGTTATCATAACCATTACGGATGTTATTGTGTCCTGGGTGTTTATAAGCGTTAAATGTTGGGCCAATGGTCTGCATCAAACCAATAGATGGTGTACCGTTGATGGCATTGATATCCCAGTTGTTTTGTACGTTAGGGTCACCACCAGATTCACGCTGGATAGTCGCCAAAATTTTAGAAACACGGAAGTCATTTGGTTCAATACCATTAGCCTTCAACGCTCTAACTACGGACTCACGCCATCTAGCTACTCCGGTACCTTGAGGCCCATCTTCACCACCACCCGGAGGGCTGAGCAACGGACCAAGGGTTTTCTTAATCCAATCGAACATGCCACCGACTTGGCGTTTAATCAGGGTTTGAAGTGGACTGTTACGGTCTTTAAGTGGCTTACTATTGTCTTCACCACCACCGCCACTATCACGCACCCCAAAGTCAAGGAAAGTAGCAGCGTTAGAGATATGACGGCCTGCATATTGGTGATACTGACCGTTCCCACCGTAGTTGTATTCTTCACCGTCGTAAGTGTCCCCATGTACTGCCGTTACAAAGTCAACGTGGTTGCTTGATACTGGTCCACCAGTGTAGACGGCAACCGTACCCGGTTTTGGTCTGCTTAAGTGTGGCACGCTAGCAGATATCCATTGGTTACCATTTCCAAGGTGACTAAACAAGCTAGGTTTAACACCAAGGTTCGCCAAACGGCTGGCAACGAAAGATACACACTCACGATAGAAGTAACCCCATGGGTCAGCACCAGCGTCTTTTGCCTTGTCTTTAAAGCGGTAGTCGTCGCCTTTAGCACCCATAGCCACAGTACCTTCATCCATCGAAGCGTTAGCCATAGACCAAAGCTCTTTCCACCAGTTCTTGGCTTCTTCAACTGGTTTCTTGTACAACGCATTACCGAGTGGGTTAAACATACCAGCTAACTTATCAGCATTAGGACTGAATTTCTTAGCCAATGATCCAACTGGGTCTTTAACGACATCGGTGACAAACTCAATCATCTTCATGAATTTATCGACACCGTTCTTCATGGTATCCCATACTGAGCCCGCCACATTAGTAGCCGTATCCCAGATTTTAGACCAGAATCCAGTGCCTTTTGCAAACGCTCCACGTTCAACACCCATGAGCATTGCTAACTCACTGGCATTGATGACTTCCGAACCGGCTGGCAAGAGGTATTCAACGTTTCGACCTTGTGGCAAGAATGACTTACCATTAGGCAGAATTACCATTTCTTGGTTATTGGTTTCTGGGCTATCGTAGCCGTCATTAAGTGTAGCTAATGTAGGTTTGGTAATTGGGTTTCTGTATGAGCTAAACATACCAGTACCATCGGCAAACTTAACTTTAGGAATTTTAGAGATAGCTTCTTTGCTACCGCCGAAATCAGAAATCAGTTTGTTGATTCCGTCAATACCAGCATTAGGAAGTGCAATGACGGCGTTAATACCATCGCCGGCAAGTTTCTTCATGCCGTCCCACATTTCGCCAAAGCCTTTTTTGACATTATCCCACGTATCTTTGAAGAATTTACCAATGTTAGTTAAGGCATCGGTGATTAGTTTGGTAATGTTAACGCCAAATTTCTCTTGTGTTAATGCTCCGATTTCATCCCATTTTTTAGATAGGAATTTCTTAGAGTTTTCCCAACCTTCAAACCAGTTCTTATTGATGCCCTTGTGGTTCTTGTCAATATCCTTACCAAGAGCAATCATCGCTTCACTAGCATTGCCCTTGATGTTTTCCCATGTTTTAGATGCGAACTTCTTGACATTGTCCCATTTTTCGCCCCAATCTTTCTTAAAGTTACTCATATGTTTTGCAACGCCTTTAGCCATATCTTTGACATGATCAACGGTGCTATCAACGAATTTCTTGAATTTCTTATTGTGCTTATAGATTAAAGCAAACGCTCCAGCAATAGGATTGGCAATAAATAAAAGGACTTGTTTCCAGTCCTTCTTGAAGAAATCAATGATTTTGCCAAAGATTTCTTTTGTTACTTTAAAAATCTTGTCAAAGGCTTTCTTGGCAGCCTTAAACATGTTATCGACAAACTCTTTGATTTTCTTATTGTGTTTGTAGAGCAGCACTAACGATGTGATTGCTAGTGTTACGGCAGTCACAATCAAACCGATAGGGTTAGATGCCAAAGCTAGGTTCAATACTTTTTGAGCCGCTGTCATTCCGACTGTAGCAGTTCTCCATGCGTAAATACCTTTGACCACTGCCGTGATACCCATAGCAACTTTAGAGCCTACAAAATAAGCTGCGAATAAAGAACCGACTGTTTTAATAGCCGTTTTATGTTTGGCAATACCACCCAAAGCCTTGGAAAGTGATGTAACTGGTCCTTTAGCTTTCTTGCCGTTGCCGGTCATGAGGTTGAAAGCACCAGCGACACCTTTGATTGTGTCTACAGCAACTTCCCAAATACCAGCACCAAAATCATTACCGATGCTCCACGTTGCCTTAAGGCTGTCTTTCACTTCTTTAAAGAAAGCTACAATTTTAGGGGCATTGTTAGCAATGGTTTTACTAACGTTATCAACGACCTTGTTAAGGCCGTCCATGAAGCCATTGAGCTTGTCGGTACCACTACCTAGATTAAATACTTTAGAAAAGGCATCCATGATAGTGCCTAGACCTTTGGAAACGTGCTCCCCTAAATCTTTGAACTTAGTTTCAGTGTTAGGGTCAGCAACCCAATCCCCAATCTGTTGTAAGAATGGGTTTTTCATTTTATCGATTGGGTCACGGAAGGCAGCGACTACCGCTGGCATACGAGACTGGATAGTTCTTTCAAGACCACCAATGGTAGTCGAGAAGTTAGCCGTCGCATCCTTGTACTTGTCTTGCAACTCGAACAAGGCTTTCTGAGCCATTTCAGAGGTAATCTTACCATCTTTTTGAAGTTCCGCATATTTATCTGCGGTCATGTCTGTAATCCCAAGCTCTTGTGCTGCCACTTCTTTAAGCTGGTTCTTCATTTCCGGGAAGACATTGATAATAGACATCATGTCTTGTCCTTGAACCTTACCATTGGCAATCATTTGAGCCCACTGAGTAGCGAAATTCTCAACGGCTGCATCGGTCTGACCAAACGCATCTTGCAAGGTCAAGATGGCTTGCGTTTGTTGTTTAGTCAACTCGGTATTGTGGGTAACGGCATAGAATTTCTGGTTCATACCATCAACCATTTCAGTTGAGTTAGCCGCTGCCTGTGCCATTTGGTTGGTCATATCGACCATCTTCTTACCTTCTTCAGCGTTACCGGTAAGCGTTAGCCAAGTGGCATTCATGGTTTGTTGGTATTTAACATATTCAGCACTAGAATGTGCGATTTCGTCAAACTTACCTTTGATAGCTCCCAATGCGTTTTGGAAACCGTTGCTGATCAAGTTAGCTGCAAACGTAGCGCCAAAGATACCCTTCAAACGTGAGGTTTTTGTTTCAGTCTCACTGACTTCACTACCTAAACGTTTAAAACTATCTTTCAAGCGTCCAATGAGTGAGCTAGAACGCTGGCTTTGCTCAATCTCGTCATTCAACTTATCAGCAGCATTGCGAGTGTGTGCAAGGCTTGTGGCGGTTTCATCCAAACGTTGCTTTTGCTTGCGATATTCATCGCTCGTTCTTCCGGATTGTTTTGCCACACGCTCAAGCATTTCTTTTTGAGTCTCGTACCGCTTGTTTAAGTTAGTAATCGAACTCTTGTATTGCTTAAGCTGTTCTTCCCTGGCTTCATCCTCTTTGCCTTCCGCTTTCAAGCGTTTAACGTAGGCTTCAGACGATTCATTTTGCAGTTTGTACTCTTTTTGCAATTCAGCAAGCCCAGACCGATGATAGTCCAGACTGTTCTTAGCTTGCCTTTGCTGATTCTCCAACGATGCCAGACGAGTAGTCGCTTGGTCAATCTGTTGTTGGTACTTTAAGTACTGTTCAGCGGTTTCAGCGGTGCTACCTTTAAGTTGAGACTGTTCTTGTTTCAGTTTCTCAATCTTATGTTGCTGGTTTTGGATAGCATTACCCAAGCCATCGTACTTTGCTTGTGCTGCTCCTAGATAGTCACCAGCACTACGCATTTGGCTTTCTTGTGCCTTCCATGCGTTAGTAGAGCTATTGACTAACTGAGTTAACCGCTTAATCGAATTGGCAGCTTGTAGCGTATCCAAGGCGATTTCCGTGGACATGGTAGCTTGTACTTTTGCCATGTAATATTTTTCCTCCTTTCCTTAAAAATTAGAGTAAAGATGTTGGGTCAACCATCCTATCTTCTTCCTCTTTGGCATTTAAGATTTTCATTAACTCGTAATAGTCAGTGTCGTAATACTGATCTAGTGTCCACCCAAAACCTTGGATTGATTTTTTAGCAATGATTTTTAAATCTTCAATGCGATTTTCTAAATCAAAAATCTGTTCGCCTTTAGATTTTACTCTTTTGGGTCAGTTTCACCAGCGGCATTTTCAAGTTGTTCGTCTGTCAATCCGTACATGTAACCTACCAATTTTTCAGAGATTTCTTGTGTGCGGACATTATCCAAATCAAGCAATTTGTCATAGGCTTCATCATCCAAGTTGAGAATAGCACGGATAAAGCTGAGCATTTCTTTTAGCACTGTATAGCTTGCTTGTGCTTGCTCTTGTGTGTCGCTATCTTCCATAGTGTCACTAAGTTTCAACACGGCAAGTTGGTACTCATGCATACGCAAAACGTTACGGTTGCTTGTAGTGACTTTGAAGGCTTTCTTACTAATTTCTGGGATTTGAATAGTTTTGATTTCCATTTATCTTTACTCCTTTAACAAAAATAGAGGTCAGGCCATGAGCCCGACCTCTTGCGAATTATTAAATGCTGTTTGAAGCGGCAGGAAGGGCATAGCCACCGAATACTTCTTTGAACATGTTAGCTTTATCGTAGTTAGATGCACCAGTGTAGTATTTTTTGTAAGGCTCACCGCCGAACGCAGTCGCTGACAAGGCGTTGAATGTCATGTTATCATCTTGACGAGTTTGGGCAGTATCGGTATCTGTTGCAACGTTTTGAGTTGATTCTTGCATGATACCGTTAGCAAAACCAAAGAACACTGAGTGTTTGCGGTCGAGTGTTTCAGATTCAATCAACACCGCTGTGTGAGGTTTCTCACCATCCATCACGTAACCACCCTTGCCGTCCGGTTTAAAACCAAGCATTTTTTGTTTGATTTCAAAGTCGAGGTTGTTGAAGTCGAAAGCGACTGTTGGTGAACCTGGTGCGATCATAACGTCTTGCACTGAGTTGTTCCCAGGGATTTTAGTCGCTTGACCTTCCAAGTTTGAGATGTTAGCGGTACGAGTACCAAGCATAGTTGAATCAACTTCAATCACGCCATCAGTAGAAAGGCCGTCAGCACCTTTAAGTAGTTTTTGGGTTTTAGGGTCAACCAAAGCAAGGCGAACCATTTTCAAACCTACAATTGCCATATAGTAATTACTCCTTTATTAAATTAATCTGTCGAGGGCAACAAAAAAGACCGCCGTAATCTGTAATGTATCGGGGTCTATACTATGTTCTCTCATATCTGTTATTGAGTAGTGTTCAGATTTTAGGAACTTCAGTAGTTTCATTTCAAAGGCTTCGATATCAAAATCGATATCAGCTTTGTAGAAAATCTGGACTTCTACTCTATCTGTTTTACTGAAAAAGGTATTGTTTCCGCTTAAGTCAAGGGATGGATTGCTTTCGGTGAGCAATACGATTGTCTTATCGGTATTTTCTTCGAGTTCTTTAGGCAAGTTGTTTGCATAGATTTCGCTTATTTCACCAAATTCTTTGCCGTCAATTAACTCTTTTAGTTTTACGGTTGCTAACACTTAATCACTTTCCTCCTTTCCTGCGAATGAGTTTTTCATATTCCTCTTTTTCTGCCAATAGCACCTTTTTCTGTACAGTGCTATCGTTTTGGACATTGGTAACGAAATGATCAGCACGGTATTTCTTGGTGCCGTCATTTAATCGTCTGGCATTTTGGGCGTGGTAATTATTCTTCCACCCTACTGTTGCCACACCGTTTTTTCTGCCGTCAGCGTTAGTTGATTGGACAGATAAACCGTCAGCCATGTGTCCATACTTCAAATGTTTTTTATTTGAGTAGTGTTTCTCGCGAGTGACTTCTTCCAACTCCTTTTGAAACACCTTTGCGCCAGCGGTTGTAATTTTAGCTTGTTCCGCTGGTGTTAAATCGCCAATACTGGCTACCGTTTCAAGCCAGCCCTCTAGTGCTTCATCAAGCCCTACCATAAGCCATCACCCAACTTTCTTGCGCTTTCTCAAAGTCAGAAAGTCGTAGCGATTAAGCCCAAAGTTTTCGTTTGGACTAACACGCACAATGTCGTACTGAGTGCCATTGAGGACGGCGACTTGACCTTCAATCACTTTCGCATTATGACGAATAACAATCACTCGTGTATCGCTTTCGCCATTCTGTTGAGCTAAATACTCTTGATTGAGTGTGCGAGTATGGGGTTTATAATGCAATGTAAATTGTTTCACGAATTTCGGCACGCTAACACCCGTAAATTTATTGGGTGTGCTTTGGTATGTACAAAAATCAGCCTTGAAACGAAAGTCTGAGGGTAAATATCT